ACCAAGTCCAAATGCGGCTTGTTGAGCGGCAGCTGCAGAAGGTGAGTAAGCAGTTGCTCCTAAAGTGCCTTTTGTGACTGCTAATGCAGGATTAGGTGTAACTACTGTAGTAGGCGCCAATGAACCAGCGCCTGTCAAAGGAGCAGTGCCTGTTAATGCTGTTCCACCTGCTGCTGTTAACCCTGTTCCACCTGCTGCGGCAGGAGCAAACGCTGCCCCAAGACCTCCTGCGGTACCGCCAATTAAAGCACCTGTTAAAGCGCTATTTAGAATGTCGCCATCACCAGTAATGCCACTATACAAAGCACCAGCGCCTGCGCCAAGAAGAGCGCCACCAGCTAAGCCAGCCCCGATAGAACCAGCGGTTAAACCAAATACTGCTGTTCCTGTAGCGGATGCGATAACGGCCATATTATTCTCCCTCCAGCATAGGCTGGGTATTATCTACTAACATATTTTCCAATACTTCTATATCAGTTTCGTCTGTGGCTAAGATATTCTGAAACACGGTTGTTTCTAAGATATAAGCCACTTTCCTACCTGCCGGCCCCACAAAGGTTAGCGGCGCAACTAATTCTTGTTTCTTTCCATCACCCGTAACAACTATCATTCTGCCTTGCAACATAACGCACATATGCTCTTTGCGGTGCGGCTTACCGATAACTACCGTACCGGCAGGCATGGTGACTTCTCTTATGTAGAGGCTAGGTCCAAAGTAATGTTTGGTCTGGCAATCTACCTGTGGCATCTGCTCCACCTGGGACAGCAAGTGTTCAACCTTTTGTGATAACAGGTTGTCAATGTCTTGCTGAACCGCTAGATTCATATGGACGCCTTCATTTTGTACTTTGGATTGTCTGACTGTTGTAACTTTGCGCCAAGCTCTACCAACATCTGAGTTGTAATTGGGGCTGGCAAGGTGTCATATACAGTACGAACTCCCTTATCTTTCAAGTACTTAAAGAAATATCGCATGTCATCTGTCAAGTCTTTTAACGTACCAACCGTAAAAAAATGGATCTGCGCTGTACCGCTGCCAAGGGGTTTATATCCCATTACTGAGCTTTCAAATGGGATTAACTGTAAACCTTGGTCAATCTCTTTCTGAAGATTACGCATGCCGTCTTTAACGTCAACACCTAGATTCTCAAAATAATGCTGAAAAACCTTCATTATTTGGGTATCTTTAATTTTTTCATTAACACCTGTTAACCCACCTTTTGCCATGCCCATGGGAGCCATCATTGGAGATGCCATAGGCGCAGCAATGCCTTGGGGCGCGGTTTGCTGACCACCAAGAATTTGGGCCTGATAGTCTGGCGTGTCAATTAGTCGATCAAAGAAGCTCATATACGCCTCACGGGGTTGGATTGATTGAAGTTTATCATGTCATTGCGTTTTAAACTACTGTTCCAGCAGCGTTGATCCAGTTTGTGCCGTTCCAATAAATTGGCCTACCAATAGTCGTATCAAAGTAATACTGCCCTACTTCTAGCCGTTCTGTTGGTCTATCTGCTGTAGCGCCAGATGGCGGGATGGTGACGTTCTGGGTAAAGTTATCGACCTGGTTAAAGTAAAGCCGCAGGGCGTTATTAAGCTGGTCAATATAGCGCTGGCTATAATCAACGGGCGCAATTAATAAATTGGGTGCTTTTGAAGGGCGGAGTGGGGTTACAGCCATTAACGTCTTCCATCATTACGAATATCAATCCGTGGGCTACCCAACTGCCATGAAACACCTAAGTCGGTAGATGTAATCCTAAATGCCATTTGGCGCCCACGAAGGCGAGTGTATACCTGTCCATCAAATAACTGCACATCATAATTACGTTGATTTATATAGTTTTGATCGCTTTGAACATCGGGCGAGTCCGCTACTCCGTATTGTGCGCCAGAGTTTCTGCGGGGTCTAATCGTCATAGTGACTTTTGGCTCATTCACATTAGATCCGTTAAACGTAATATCTGGCAGGATGCGCCATACAAAGCCAAAGTTATGTCCGTCACCAATGTCAAAGTCTGACGACTGGATATACGATTCAATCGGTACTGGGGATAGCCCTGATACGTCATCCACGTTGGCTTCATGGAACAAAATCTTATTGCCTGGAGGATAGGCGGCCATGGGGAACTGACGCAAACCTGAGTCCAGCCAAGCCGTTCTGTTCATTGTGCCGTATGACCATACCCGCTCAAGGTAGTTATAAATCACATACTTGTCAATTTGATTGCTGTCTGCAGAGCAATAGAACCACCATATCTCGTTATAGGCTTCGTTTGACCCAGCAAAAACTTGGAACGCTTGGTCTCTATTAATATCGCCAAATACGTATTGCCACAGAGTACAAGGCAAGGTTTCTACACGACCAGTGTATAAGAAGAACTTATCTACACCCATCCAGTAACTTACGTTATTTACCGTAATTGATGCATTTGGTGACATGATGGAAATGTTGTCTTGCAACAACTGGAATCCCCAAACATAGGGCGGTCCTAAATACTGCATAGAATAAATAGCGGCATCAGACCAAACCAAAATCTCTTGTCGGGTAGATTCCGCACACATAATAAACGAGCCAATATTAAGGCGGTATTCACCTGACTGATTAGTTGGGGCAGGAACCCAATCAAACGGATTTTCTTGGTCAGACCAGCGTACTAAGAGGGGGTCAAATGCAGTATTAGCGTCACCTGGATCATATGGGTTTGCTCCAAAAGCAATAGCAAACCGCTGGATAGCTGATCCAATAATCTGATTGGTTGTATTTGGTACAAACTGCCCTGCAAATCCTTCGTTTGTAGACACCGTATTTAATAACTTAGCTCGTACTGTAGTTCCTAAAAGTGCATCCCAGTAGTAAATTGAGCCACCACGCGGAGCAATTAGCAGGTCTTCGCCAAAGTTATCATTAGTCCAAAGGCGTAACTGCTGACCGATGCCCACATCTGCCGCAGTACCCCAGCCACGGAATGGGGCTACAGGAGTTGAAACTACAACGGTTCCACCTGTTGGGCCATTATTAGAGGTGGTATAAGTAGTGGACCCAATAACCGTTGAGAATGTGTAGGCATTGGCGTTCACTACAGTAATTGGGATTGCCTTAATAAACGGGGCAGATGCTATGCCGCAAACGTTACCAGATATGCTATTGAAATAAACCGAATTACCATTTGCAAGACCATGGGCGGTTTGAGTTACCGTAACTGTAGTACCGGGACTTGTACAAGTAAATGGGTTAGTCAGTGAGGTTTGAATATAAGTAGGCCATGTACCTGCGCCCCAGCCCGTACCCACCACAAACGTATCTAGTCCTGTTTGAATCTGAAAGGCAACATTAATTGTGCTGCCACCACCAGCAGTTACAGTAGTGTTAGCCGTATTTGCAACCACAAAAGAGAACTTGGTAGTATCAATGTAAGTAATCTGATGCTCTTGATTTAAGTCAGAAGCAGTAATTGAGCCAATTGCGGTTGCCCCAGATATTGTTACAAAGTCGTTGGTTAAGCCGCCATAACTTACAATGCTGACCGTTACTACATTAGATCCATTGGTAGTGGCTATACAATTAACCGTATTTGGGGACGTATTTGCGGTAAACGTAATACGAATAGGCGTAACATCGTTATAGTCGCCACCCTGCTCAATGTAGTATTTTAAATTTGTTCCTACACCCAATAGGTTTTCACCTGCAAGGGTAATCCAGTTCCACAAAGCACGGGCTACACCCAGAAACGTGTTGTTAGATAGGCGAATCCAGCCGCCAATCTTCTCAGGGAATCCAGAACGAAACCGCACCTTGTCGCAGGAAAACCAACCACCCTCATTCGAATAATCAGTTCCTTCCCTATTGACCCCTGGCCTAAACTGTAATTTTTGTAATGGCACGTTAAGCCTCCAACTTATTTGCTTTAACTCTGTTTTGTTTTGCTGGGATCGCACGAAGATTTGATGGAACATGTAACCCCGACACCATTCTGCCTTTTAGTGGTATTACATGATCTACTTCCCAAGATATTTTTGTTAATTTAGTTAATAAAGCAGCTAATTTATATTCATTTTGAATGCGTTCAAAGTCAATTTCAGTAAGCCACCTTGGAGTACGTAACTTAATATGAGTTTTTCTTTTGGCAACATTAGCCATAGTTCTACCTGGATTGGCTTTTTTCCATAAAGATGTGCGAATAGCTGATTTAATTTTTTGTTCTTTATTGTCTTTTTTTGATCTACGAATAGCTGCCAGTTTATTTTCACGATCTCTATATTCTGGGTCTTCTAGTCGCTTCTTTTTCCAAGCGGACTTATATGCAGAAATGCGTTCCCTATGTTTCTGTGCGTACTCTTGCATATAAGTTTTTTGATCAAACATACGGGTTTACCCTAACATTTTGAGTGCTTCTTCTTTAACCTCGGCAACGCGCCTTGACCAGCCCTTACCAAAGGTTTCAAAGGTCTTTAGTGATTGTAAGAACTCTAGGCGTTTAGCGCAATAGAGTTCTATTAGCCGTGCTGGGTCTTCTTCCGCTTTTTTTACGGCAGCCAGAGTAGCAGGCCCAAAACCGCCATCAG